TGAGGTCCACTTCGGGACGTCCTGCGCGTGCTGGAATCTTTGTGGGGTCGCATCCCCTCGTCTTACTGGCCGCCACCAAACCACGCGACTGGTTGCCCGCCATTGGGTTACTCCTTTCCTTCGTGCCGCTTCAAGTACGCGAGCGCCTGTTCAAGATGCTGGATGGTATCTCCGATGATGCCCATTCCAGCATTGCAGTTGTTGCAAAGAAGCCCGCGGATCTTGCCCGTACCATGGTCATGATCGACCACAAGGCGAGCGACGACATGTCTGCCGATGTCAGGCGGATTCCCGCAGACGGCGCAGACACCCCCTTGCTGCTTGTAGATCGTCTCGTACTGCTCAAGGGTGATGCCATAGGTCTTCACCAAGTGATGGTTCCGGAAATAGCGCCGGTTGCCGTCTGGGAACTTCTTTCGGTACTTCGCCGAGTACGCTTGAACTCGGACCTTGTTCGCTTGGTACCAGGCTGCCTTGTACGCCTTGCGCTTCTCAGTCTGCTGGTACTTACGGTAGTACGCCCGCTGCTTCTCTTTGTCCGCGTACGGCATCTGGTCCTCCTGTTGTGTGATGGCGAGGCTGTCTCGCCCCACCACCACACTAACAGGATTGTCCAGCCTTGTCCAGTCTGATTCAGATTGGACTAGGTGTTAATCACCCCGGTAACTGCTCCCCAACTGCTTGGGTGGTCGAGCTGGAGTGTCGCGTCCATTAATACGATTCCCCTCGTATGATCTCCGCCCTTACCCATGGGCTTGTGCTGCGGAGGACGGAAGAACGCCACCTTAGCCATCGCCCGGTCACCGATGAAGTAGGCACCGGATGCCGAGTTGGTCGAGATGGGGATGAAGCGGTCGGTGATAACTGCATACAGCTGGTTGAACGGCGTCTCGAAGACGTCGATGTTCGCCACCAGCCTCTGGTCCGTGGCGGCGATGTTACGCACGTTTCCCGAGCCCGAGCTGATGGTGGAGTTGACGAACTGACGCTTCGAAGCCGGCGCGAACCACAGTGAGTCAGGTTCTGCCCCGTTCTGGAACAGCGTCTGCGACAGCGTCACGATGTCCGCCGTCAGAACGACACCAGACGCCGACGACTGGGTCGAAATGCCGAAGCCACGGAAGCCGAACGCCGACGGAGCCGTCGCTGCGGCACCCGTCTGTGTCGCCGTCGCTCCGGTCGAGAACATCACCGACTCGAAGTTCCGGGCGAGCACCTTGAACTCCTTCATGATCTGGTGCTCGTACATGTCCCGGATACCAGCCGGGTTGGCGTCGCGCTCACGGTCTGAGACGACGACGTCACGCCTCAAGATCGTGCAGACGTTCCAGAGACGGGCCGGGGTAGTAAGGGCTGCGCCGGTCGAGGCGGCGTTGAAGTCGTCGCCTTCGAGCACGCCCGCCGTGGACGTCGCAACCAACGTGTCCACGGTCCATGAGTGAACGACGTCCGTCGCCCTTGTCTTCGGGGCACTGGAAAAGAACGGCGTCTGGAAAGAGTCGAGGATGGTAACGAGGTCCGTCAGGTCCTCGTGGTGGATACCGCCAAGGGTAGCTTGGCCGAAGAAACCAGCGACCTGCGTGGTTACTGCACCACCAGGAAGCGCCATTGGTCACTCCTTTGACCGGAGAGCCCCTATCTAGCGAGGAACTCGTCCGAGATGACACCCTTAAGTCTGGCTTTGGCGTAAGCGGTGGCATCCTGCGTAGAGCCCGTCTTCTGGAAGCGTTCGAACGCCTCCTGGACCTGCGCGTCCTGCCCCGGCTCACGTCGTCCATCGCCCGACCGGGATGTAGGAATCCCCGCGTCCGTTCGTCCGGGAGCCTGAGTCTGAGACTGCTCCCCGAACGCCTGACGCCGGTTCTCCCCGAACTTCAAGAAGGCCAGTTCCATCGCCTGCACCGGAGCCACCTCAAACAACTTGGGGTAGACAACCGATAACTCCGGGTCAGTGTTGATGAACTGCGCCACGTCAGTCTCGTACTGGACGTAATCAGGGTGCTTGGCGACGATCTGCCCGCGAGCCTGGAGCCCATTGGCGATGGGCTGGAACGCCTTCCCGAACTCCTCCCGAACGACGTCACGAAGGGCATCCACAGGGACGCCGAACTCCGTGAGTCGGTCTTCAGGACGTACCGAACGACGGTCCGGAACAGATTGGCGAGGGGTCCCCTCGGCGAGTCCGTTCTGGAGCATCTGCGACAGGAGCACGTCTTTCTTCTGGTTCTCATCGAAAAGACGCTTGCCCTCGGCATCGCTGGCCCGCTTGGCAGCCACCAGCGCCTCGACCGTCGGGTAACCCATCAGGTCGGGGTTCAAAGGCTGCTGCGGGGTCGGCTGTTCGTTAGGCTCTGGCATGTGTCGCCCTTCCTTAGCCTCAGGGGTTCGCCCCGGGCATCCCTACTACGCCCTGCCGGTCGAGTTCGTCGAGGCGGCGATTGTGCTCATCCACCGAGACTTCGTTCGCCCAGATAGCGATCATCCACTCAGCTTCACGGATCATCGCCCGGAGAACGTCGTCGTCGGTGTCGAACGGTTGCCCTGCCATGGCCTTCGAGCGTTCTGCCCGGGTCAGGCACAGGGCCTTGATGGCATTTCGGCCTCGGTTCTCGAGCGCCGGTCGTATCACATCATTCCATCCGGGGCTCATCAGCACAAGTTTTACCTTGTCCAACTGCTCCCCGGTCAACGGCATGTCAGCTAAGTCCTGGCATCGGAGCCGTATGGCCCGTCTGGCTCAACATCCCCAAGATGCCCGGAGACAGTTGCTCCAAGGGCTGGGTAAGGCTTCCCGCTAGGTCCATCGGGGACTGCCCCGTCTGGGCGGCCACTTGATTGACCATCGGGACTTGAGAGACCAAGAGCTCATTGACGTTCTTGAAGTCGAAGAGCTCGAAGGCTTGCCTCGCAAAGTTAGCCCAGTTCACGAGTTGCATCATGGCGGGGTTGGCCGACATCATCTGCAGCAGCGAGACGAGATTCTGCTGGCGGACCGTCTTGCCCATCATCTGGCTCGCCCCAACGGCTCGAGCCCGGTAGTCCGGGACCAAGTCCTCATAGTCGATGCTCGTCTGCTCGGGCTCGTAGGGAAGTCCGGTCGTTGGGTTGGTGGTCGCAAGACTCCCTAGGATGCGGACCTCGTGCGGGAACTGGAGATAGGAGCGGTCGAGCTTCCGGAAGGCGTTGGCCATCGGCTCGATGAACCCCTCCTCTGCCAGTCGGGTCTCCATGGCGAGCCTCGTCAGGGCGTTCTCCTGACGGCCAAGGAACCCGCGAGCAGTCTCACGACCTGGTCCAGCCACGCCACCGAGCAGGGCTTCTGTCTCGCCTGTCCCGAGCTGCATGAACTGGAATAACTGGGCGACCTCCGTGTACGCCGCCTGCAACCCCCGCATGTCCGGCGAAAGGGCTCGGATGGTCGTCTCGTCGGCCGCCCCGTCCACGAGCAGGATGCGTCCTGCCCTTGAGAACAAGTGCTGCGTGTTGATGTTCACTCCTGAGTTCGCCACCCACATCGGGTCGATCAGAAGGTCTAGGGCGTCAAGTTTCTGGTTAGCCAGCCGGTTGGCCGTCTGCTGGGGCCCGAAAGCCACTTCCGTCTTCGCCACCCCGTCAAAACTGTAGGGGTCCGGCATCGGGGCGTAGGAGGCGAACGGCAACTCAGACCCGAACGGGCTCTCACGGTTCTTGAGGACGACCCTTTGATTTCCTACCGCTATGCAGCGGAAGCGGATGCCGTCCTGAGCGAACTCCTTCGGCACCAATCCGTGCATCTCCCAGATTTCCACGGGTTTAGCAAACCGCTCTGACGCTCGGGCCTGGTAGTCGTATTCGTTCCGGTAGGTCACCCGGCGTCTGGCGTAGTCCTGAGCTAGAGTCGTGGACATCGGGGCTTGTCTCAGGGACTGGACGGCTGCGGGGTCGAAGTACGGGTAGTCAGAGTTCGCGTCTTCGATCAAGTCGTCCAAGTCCGCGTAGTACCTATGGATGACCCAAGCCATGTCTTTTATCTTGGTCCGGGCCGGCTGGGGCCAGAAATCCAGCCTATCGACCGGCTCCCAGTCCGGACCGTCGAAGACCGTCGCCATGCGCTCTCGGATGACCGGGACGTTCAGTCCCGGGGCGACAGATTCCCGGTTCCGTGTCCGCTCCATCCGCCGGAGCTGCTTCCAGCCATAGCGCGCGCTGGCGGTGCCGCAGATGTCCCCCTGAAGGAAGAAATCAGCCGCCTTGACGACCGAGTCGCAGTCCTTCATCTGGGCCGAGATCAGGACTTCGTTCTTCCGGGCTCGCGCGACGTCTTCCGGGGCATAGCCCTCGAACCCCACGATGGGCCACGAACCGAAACTGGTCTGGACCTTCCTCGCCACGTCGGACTGGATCATGGCGAAGGTGAAGGGGATATTGACGTTGTTCCGGAACTGGGCCAGGCGTCCTTGCCACACCCCACGGTAGGCGTCGTACCACCGCTGGAGCCTTGAGTAGACGCCCTCGTAATAGCGATGGGAGGCTTGTCTCCGGGCATCTACGAGCTCCATGACCCGGGCCTGGGACATCCGGGCCGCTACGGCCTGAGCCGGCGAAGCCGACTTCTGGAGCGGTACGTTCACCATTCCTTGGCGTCTCCCTTGGGTCTCGGGTGAGGCTAGGGCGTTGAAACAGCAGCGTCAACAGGTTTGAGCCAGCGGTCGCGCCACTCAGGCCAAGACTTCCTAAGTCCAAGTTCGCTGTCGTTCAACTGATTCTCGCCCAGGTTGGACCAGATGGTCCGAGGCATGTTGTCGGCGATATTGTCATGGACCCGGATGGCCGGGACCTTCAACAGTCCGGCCAGAGCCACTGGGCTAGACCCGACACCGATGAAGGCCCTTGAGTCGGCGATCAGGTCGGCGAGTTTCAGGAAGTCCCCGTCATCCACAAACTCATGCCAACCGGGATAGGTCCGAAGCCCGATCTCCCGGTCACGGTCATTCCCGACGAAGACAACGTCGTCGAACATGTCGCCGATTTCGTCCCTGACTCCAGCCAAGAACTTCCAGAACGTCGGCGTCTGACGATTGTGGGGACAGACCGATTGGCCATGGAGGATGATACGGTTCTGCTTCTCGCCGGTCCCAGCCTTGATGCTTGGGGTCGATGAGAACAACTCCTGCGAGACGTTGATTGGGACCTTCGCGTTGGCCAGAGTCTCCAGCGAAATCTGGCGCTGCGGGAACATCCGGAGTCCCAAGTGAAAGATGGTATTGCCCTCGAACGCTGAGGTTGGTAGGTCGAAGTGGAACGGCTGCCCACCGCAGTTCCAGTGCTCGATGCCGGGGATCAACTTGACCTTGGCGACGTGGGGCTGGGCCTCGAACAGAGGGACCAAGGGCTTGCAGGTCTTCTCGTCCAGCCACAGTTCAAAATCCCCCGCCTGCTTTCCATACCAGAACGCCACCGGCCATTCGAGTAGGGAATCGCCCAGCTTGCCCGGCATCGTGAAGACTGTGCTCACGGTTCCCTCCGAACGTAGATGTTGTCGTACTCGTGCCTGCTGATGATGTCGTAGCCTGGGATCTGGATGACGTTATCGGTCCATTCCTCCAACACGATGACCTTGGGCTTCCAGCGCTCGACCGTGAATCCAGCCATGACCTGCCGCTCCCAGTTCTCAACGTCCACGGTCAAGTAATCCAGTTTAGGGAAACCCGCTTCATCCAGAACCCTGTCCAAACGCCGCACTCTGACTTGGAACAAGTCGGCCCCATCAGCAGTGCCCTCCGTCATCAAGGCGGATGAAGATGCGTGGTTGTTACCCCTTACCGACTTGAATGTGGCCATCTCAACGTCTTCGGCTGAACAAGCTATCTCTCTCCATAACCTGCGGTTCTTCCTGCCCGCTTCAGCCAGCAACGGATTAGGCTCAACGCAGAGCACCGTCCAGCCTTTCTGCTCGAAGAACATCGTGTTGCTGAAGAACAACCCGTCATTGGCACCGACATCGCAGGCATGACCAACGTAGTCACCAAACACCTTGTCAACCACAGCATCGACTCCGTTACTTGAGTGGTACTGGAACTTCACTGGCGGCCCTCTTGGCTTTGAGCCCTGCGATGTGCTTCTGCCTCATCTCGGCGCACCAAACCAAGAACACCATGGCGTCTTCCTTCATCGCCGGCAGTTTCTTGGCTTCGTCGAAATGTGGGTGGTTGATATGTAACTCCAACGGCGTCGAGTGGACGTAGTCGGTTGCCTCTCCAAGAAGCTGGAGAATGGTGTCGAAAGCGTAATGACGGCATAGCGGCCACGCGAAGTATCCAATGGCAGCAATCCACTCCCTAGACAGGGCCGGGAAGTTGCACCATTCACCACCGTTGTGATGCGCCGAAACCACAGCCAGCCTGCCCGGGAACTTCTCGAACTGCCTCTCCAGCCACACGTCCCATCCCGCGGGGCCGATGCTCACGTCATCACCCGCAAGGATGTAGGTACTGTACGCGGGGAATGCCTGAGCCAGAGCATTGACCGAAGCAACCAGGCCGACTCGTGGACCGATGATGTGTTGAACCCCTTGAAGCACGTCAGCATAGGCGTCTCGTTCGTCTGCATCGACATAAGCAAGAACCTCCGCTGACTGCGCTGTACGTCCAATGTTGGCGATGAGGCGCTTCAGGCCATCGGGATTTCCACGGCTCGGACAGAGGACCCCGATCATCGTAGAATCCAGACGTCATTCATGGCGTTCCTGCCTGTCTTCTTGTAACCACGGGCCTCCAGATAGAGGTCGATGGGTCCGACTCTATCCCAGCATTCGGTGATGATGACCTTGGGCCGCCAGCGTTCGAGCGTGCAGCCCTTCAAGACATCCAGTTCAGTGCCTTCGGTGTCGATGCAGAGCGCGTCCAACTGCGGGAACTGCCACTTCCGCATCAGCGAGTCCACCGTCTCGAGGCGAACCTCGAACGACTGCCACTGATTCTTGGAGGCATTGTCTTTGATGAGGTCTTCACGAGTCGTGGGGGCCAGAGAGGATAGGGCCTCTAGGTTCTCCAAGTTCGCATGGAACGTCGCCGCGCCTTGGCGGTCGGAACAGGCGCACATCTCGACGAACGCCCGAGAGCCCCTGAGATACACTTCGAACTCTGGATTAGCCTCCACTGAGAGCACGGTCCAGAGATGAACCAACTCAAGCACGTAGGTGCTACTGATGGATATGCCGTCTGAAGCCCCGACGTCTATCGCATAGCCGCGATAACCCTCCGGGAACTGGTCCAAGATGAACTTGGAGAGATGACCATTCGGGGGCAACGGACGCCTACGGCCGTCTGATGGGATAAATACCTGCGGCTCGTGAATCACGACGCCACCGCCTTGTAACCCAACCCTTCGATGGGCTGCACCTTGGTCACCGTCTTGGACTCGTACATCTCTTTCCTGAGACTGGCGACGACGATGGGCAGGTCACGGGACACGAAGATGAAGAAGGCTTCGTAGTCCTTGGCCCTGATGTCCTGATTGGCCGTCGGGTCGTATGCGTGCTCGATGTGGAACGCGGACTCGGGCGCATGGACGATGCCGGTCATCTCCCCAATAAGCCCGGTGATGATGGGCCATGCGTAGTGCTTCATTAGCGGGCAGGCATACCACCCAACCCTCTCAATCCACTCTTTAGACACGAACGGCATGTCCACGTGGTAGCCATGCGGATGATGCGGCGAGATGACGGCAAGGCGTCTGGGGAAGCGAGCGATGGCCTCCAGCGTCCAGTCATCCCAGCCTGGGGTCGTGATGCCACTGTCGTCGGTGATGAGCCCGTAGGCGTCGTAGCCGGGGAAACTCTTGACCAACGCATTGGCCGAAGCCACCGGACCGATGCGGTCGCCGAACAGCACCTTGACCCGCTTGGGGTCCAGAGACCGCAGCACGAACTGGTACTGGCGCTGCTGGTCTTCATCCACGTAGACCAACACATCAGCCTTGCTCGTCTCCGTGACCGAGATGGCAGCGGCCACCAGTCGAGCGTAACGGTCACGGCTAGGAATCAGAACGGCAGCTTTCATGGTACGAACTCGATTGATGGCAACGGGAATACGAACGTCGTCCCAGAGTCGAGTAGCTGCCGCTCACGCTTGACGAACTCGTCCCGGAACGCCCACGGCAGCGCCATCAGGTACCTCGGGGACTGAGACCTCATCGCTTCCTCGCTGACGATTGGAAGCGTGGTTCCCGCGAGATGCAGCCCCTCCTTCGCCGGGTTCCTATCGGCGATACCGGCGAAGCACTCGTTGGCGTCTAGATACTGGAGCAGCACCGAGCCCTTGGTCGAAGCCCCATAGAGCCACGTCTGACCTGTCAAGGACATCGGACCCCTGAGCATGTCGAGCATCGTCTGCCGCCACTTGGCGACCCGGTTGGCGAACCTGCGGCAATCTCCGGCCGTGGGCCGTCTGAACCCAGCGACGGATATCGGAGTCACAACACCGCCCTGCTTGGTCGCCACCGTCCTCACCGAGCCACCATTCACGTCGTTATAGGTCACCGAAACGATGGACAGCCCATGGCGGTTGTAGAGCCTCGCCAGGCTGGGAACATCGTAGTAGCAGAGATGCTCGTGGCAGATGGCGTCGAAGGCGTTCTTGTCCAGCATCGTCGGCGAATCGTTCAACTGGTTGACCCAGACACCGCCGGGAGCAAGAGACTTAGCGATGTCACCGACGAACATGTCCGGGTCATCGACGTCGTAGAACATCGCCGCCGACGTGATGACGTTGCACGCGCCCTGACGCCCTGAAGTGAACACCTCGTGGCTGCTCGTGAAGAAGTCCCCGATGACAACGTCCGCGACTTTGTGTAGGTCCTCTTGGAAGCTCCGGGCGGGCTCGCAGGCGATGCGCTTGAACGTGTCCGGAACCCGGGACAGCAGGTAGCCGTCGTTGGCCCCGATGTCGAGCCACGTGCCTTCGGAGGCGAAGTTGAGAGTCTCGGCGACCACGTCATCCAGCGCGGCCCTCATGCTCTGGTTGACCGACGACCGATACCAGTAGGTCCTGAAGAGTCGGTCGTGGTCCACCGTGTGCAGAAGTTGGAGCAAGCCACAGCTCGTGCAGCGAGCAAGGTGCAGCGGGGCCCTAGGCAGGTCCTGGTCGAACGGGTCGGAGACGAACCCGACGAGGAACTGCTCCCCGAGGTCCAGAACCGAGTCGAGATTACCCTTGCAGGAACGGCAGG